TGATTTGTATGACGAAACAGTTATTCAGGTTCATTACTTCACAAAAAACAATCCACAATCAAACAAGAAAACAATAAGGCGGTTATTGCGTGAAGCGGGTTTTAACATAATTAACACCGTTGATTTATATGAAACCGACACAAAATATCATCATATTGTAGTTGAAGTTTGGATTGATGGAATTATTGACGATTAACAAGCAAACAAAAATAAATTAAAAACAAGGAGAACGTAGTATGGCAAAAATTGGATTGAAGTATCCCGTATACGCACAGCTTACCGAAACAGGCAATACGCTTACATATTCTGCGGGGGCGGTATTGGCAAAGGCGATCAGCGCCAACGTGAGCATTACTACCAGCGATGTAAAACTGTATGCGGATGATGCGGTTGCAGAGAGCGACAGAAGCTTCACAAGCGGAACATTATCTTTTGGCATTGATGAACTGTCCGACAAGGCAAAGGTTGACTTGCTTGGCTACATCGAGGGCGCAACGGCAGACGCAACAACAGGGAGCAAAGAGTTAACAGCGGGGACTAACACACCCGCTTATGTTGGATTCGGTTTTTACGGCGCACAGATAAAAAACAAGGCTAAATATTATCGTGCGATCTGGCTAAAAAAAGTACAGTTTGCCGAGCCATCAGACGAAATGGCAACAAAGGGAGAATCGGTTGCGTTCGGCACTCCTACGCTAGAGGGCGTAGTTATGCTAGGTGCTGACGGCAAATGGAAAGAGGAAGCAACATTTGCAACCGAAGCGGGGGCAAAGACTTGGCTTGAAAACAAGGCTGGAATCGGAAGTGGGACGAGTGCAGGATTGACGGCGTTGGAAGTGTTCGGCGGAAATCTTGCGCCAACGTTCGAAACGGGTCAACTTGCATATGTTGTCAATGATATAAGCACAGCACAGACGAGGGGCGTGGTGGCAACTGGAACCGGAACGATTAAGTTGTACATAGACGGTGTGTATCGAGAAACGTTGACAAGCGGCGTAGAAAGCACATGGAATACAATTGGCCCTTGGACCGGCGGACTGGTGGAAATCACCGTAGAGGAAGCGGGTAAAAAACCCGTGAAATATACTGTTGTAACCGCGACTACAACCTAAACCAAATTTGACATGGGGGCGAGTTTTATCACTTGCCCTTTTTGTTTTAAAAATTTTATAGTTGAGGTGAAAATATGAGCGATTTAAAACCGACAGGGACAAAATTAAAATTAGGCAGTAAAGAATATGGATTGAGATTTACGTTAAACGCAATTGACGATATTCAAGAGCATTTTGACATTGTTATATCGGATTTATCCGAACTTTTTAAAGATCCCAAAAAGCAGATAAAGAATTTAAGATATTTGCTTACATTACTGATCAATGAAAATATCGATTGTGAAAACGATGAAAAAGGCGAAAACAATCCTCACCTTGATGAGCGTTTTGTCGGTCGGCAGATTGACACAACAAACATAAAAGATGTAATTGGTACGGTTTACAAAACGTTTTCCAGCCATGCGCCGGAAGTTGACGAGGATTCCGAAGTCCCAAACGGGACGAGCGGGCAATAGAAAAATTCAACGTTGCCCGCTGTATTTTTATCGGAAAAACATTGCTAGGATATAGCGAAAAAGAAGTGTGGAAAATGACACTTCGGAAACTGCTATTGCTATATGATGAGTATAAAAAAGAGCATTATCCACCGGAGAAAAAACAGACGCTGGACGATGTGATCCCGTTTTAACATTTTGGAGGTGAGAATATGGCAAACAAACTAAGCATTGGAGTAGGTTTGGGCATCGATGGTGAACGTGAATTTAAGCAAGCAATATCTAACATAAACAAAGATCTTTCTGTTCTCGGCTCTGAAATGGGCAAGGTTACGGCGGTTTTCGGCGATAATGCCGATAGTATGGACGGCTTGAAAGCAAAATCAGAAGTTTATAACAAGCAGATTGATGAGCAAAAAAACAAGATTGAACTGCTGAAAAAGGCTCTTGAAAATTCATCAAAGGAATTTGGCGAGAGCGATAAAAGAACAAAGGATTGGCAAATATCCTTAAATAAAGCTGAAACAGAACTTGCAAAGACGGAAAATTCGCTTGCCGATACCACAAAAAAGATTGATGAATTTGGGAAAGAATCCGAAAATAGCGGCAAAAATCTTGAAGATTTAAGTAAATCAACGGAAAAATCAAGCGATAGTTTTGGAAAGCTGGGAAACGTATTAAAAAGCGTTGGTATTGCAATGGGTTCCGTTGCCGCCGCCGCCGGTGCCGCCACCGTCAAGATGGGAAAAGAGGTTGTTGAACAATTCGGACAACTTGAGCAAAACCTCGGAGGTTCGGAAGCGGTGTTCGGAGAATATGCTGATACAATTCAAAAAACAGGAGAAGAAGCATATAAAAATCTCGGTGTATCCCAAAGTGATTATCTTGCTACTGCTAATAAAATGGGTGCATTGTTTCAAGGCTCTGGCATCGAGCAGCAAAAAAGCCTTGAATTGACCGAAAAAGCAATGCAAAGAGCGGCTGATATGGCATCCGTTATGGGTATTGATATGTCGTCTGCATTAGAAGCTGTATCAGGTGCGGCAAAAGGCAATTTTACAATGATGGACAATCTCGGAGTTGCCATGAATGCAACGAATATTGAAGCGTATGCGCTTGCTAAAGGTCTTGATTTTACTTGGAATACTGCTACGCAAGCCGAAAAAGCAGAAGTGGCAATGCAGATGTTTTTCGAGAATACGGAGCAGTATGCCGGAAACTTTGCAAAAGAATCAACGCAAACAATATCCGGTTCAATGGGATTGCTTCAAGCGGCACTCGGTTCATTTATGGCAGGTTTAGGCAATTCAAGCGCTGATATGACAAATTTAACGGGAAATTTAGTTGATGCGTTTGGGTCTGTTGTTGATAATATTGTTCCAGTTTTGAATAATATTGTTGCGGCATTCCCGGCGGCGATTGGGAAAATAGCAGATTCGCTTAGTGATTTACTGCCGGAATTGCTTACGGCTGCAACCAGCATTTTTAGCAGCGTGCTAAACACGATTTTACAGTTGTTACCTCAACTTATACCAGCAAGCATACAGGCAATTATGACAATCGTAAATGCACTAATCGAAAATCTTCCGTTGCTGATTGATGCGGGGATACAATTGATCATTTCATTAGTACAGGGAATTGGAGAAGCGTTGCCAGAATTGGTGCCGAAAATTATTGAAGTAATGACTACAATCGTCCAAACGCTGATAGACAATCTTCCATTGCTGGTCGAGGCGGGATGGAATTTTGTTATTGGACTTGTAGAGGGAATATTAAATGCTATACCTGCTTTGATCGACGCACTCCCAGAGCTAATTGACGGCATAATTAACTATTTCATTACAAGCATACCGATAATGATTCAAGCTGGAATACAACTTTTGACAGCTCTTGTCGGTGCGTTGCCTGAAATCATCACAAAAATAGTCGAAGTATTGCCGGAAATTATTACTAATATCATTACGGCGATTATAGAAGCTATTCCATTGTTAATTCAAGCGGGGATTGATTTATTTCTTGCATTGATTAAGGCTTTGCCGGAAATCATACTGGCTATTGTAAATGCAATTCCTGATATTATAGACGGTATTATTACAGCGCTGATTGACGCGATACCGTTGTTAATTCAAGCTGGGGTCGAACTGTTTATCGCGTTGATTGAAAATCTTCCGACTATAATCGTTGAAATTGTTAAAGCTATTCCAAAAATCATTGGTGGCATAGTCAATGCGTTCACAAAATTAATACCGAAAATAGTTGAACTTGGCGGCAATCTACTTAAGGGAATTTGGAAGGGCATTAAAGATGCAGGTGCTTGGCTCTGGGATAAGATAAGCGGCTTTTTCGGAGGAATTGTTGATAAAATCAAAGGCTTTTTCGGTATAAAGTCACCCTCAAAATTATTTGCAAATTTAGGTAAATTCATGGCGGAGGGGTTGGGCGATGGTTTTGGCGATGAAATGAAAACCGTTGCAGACGAAATGAACAACAGTATTCCGACATCTTTTGATAGTCCGACATTATACGGTAGCAATTCAAGATTATACGGTGCAAATTCTGGCGGCGGTAATGCCATCGGTGGAAACGGAAGTATAGTTTTTAACGCACCGATGTATTTAGACGGGCGCCTTTTAACAGCAAGTACAAGCGTATTGCAACATCGGCATAACCAATCAAGAGCAAGAGCGGTAGGTGTAAAGATATGAGCAATCGAAACAAAATAAAAATACTTAACAGCGACCTGACGGAATTGGCTACTATATCGGTAGCCTCTTCCGCTTTTAAGACGGAAAAAATCAACTCCGATAACTTTTTGAATTTTACAATCAGAATAAAAGACACAGCTTCTCAATTTATAAACGATACAAATATAATAGAACTTGACGGCAACTATTATGATATCGTATTTTACGAAAAAAAGCAACAGGCTGACGGAATCATGATAGTGTATGCGGAATGTGAGCATATATCCTATCGGCTGAACAATTCAACGGCTGAATATTTTTCCGGGCAAGGGACACCCGCGCAAGTTTTAGGAATGATTTTAGCTGAAACAGAGTTTACAGTTGGCGAATGTGAATTAACTGACGAGGTCGCTTATGTTTTGGATATGCCATCAACAAGACGAGCGTTGTTAATCAAGTTTATTGACTGGATCGGCGGCGAGCTGGACTATGACGGTATGGATATTATAATTCGTCAACAGCGGGGAAGTGAAACTCCTAAAGAATTAGTAGTCGGCAAGGATATAAAAACAATCGTAAAATCAGTTAATAAAAGGCAGCTTGATAATGATGGTTATCCCCTTGTTTCGTATAATCTTGAATTGGCAAAAAACGATGGTGTTTCGCTTGGTGATTTTATAATCATACAGAATACACCGCTTGATATAAA